AACCGCCCCAATTGAGCCCGATTCGGATCTGATCCCCATATAGATATAAAATCTAAACAGACAGCTAATGATTTTGGGATCTGGGGCTCATGCGTCCCCAATTTTTGTAAATTTAATTCGTCCATGTTGCCTCTTTTATTTATTTGTCTATGCTGGCCCTGTAACAGTGGCGCCCCCATACGTGGTAAAATTTAGCGTAAACGCTGATGGATCACCTTCTGCAAAATCCAAAGAACAAATACATTTTGATAATGTTACTGTGCTGTCTGCCTCATCCCCAAAATCTGTTCCCTCTGCTGTATATTTTATATCAATACAATAATGCTCGACATAAGGGACTCCAGTGGCCCCGGTTGATATATTAGCGGCATAATTGCCCGATTTATTGATGAAGTCCCGAGCTGATCCAGCTTCTGATCCATCGGTGAATTGACGGAAGAAGAAAGAAAATGATCCGCTCAATGTTTGTTCATCTTGTCTTCTGATAGTTGTAATATTACCCCGATCCATGATCACTAGCTCGCTATATTTATCCGGTTGAGAAAAGGAGAAATTACCATCTTCGTAGGCGATATCAAGAGTCACCGGGCTCCCAGTACCATCTATTAGTTCGATCTTTCCGTCGCGTTTAGTTTTTGGAATTATAGAATAGGCCATGTGTGACTCCGTTATATTGTGTGATTGGCTGTATAATCTATTGTAATTATAATGTATTCTTGCGAATCGGGCACGGCCCGACTCGATCCATTATATTTTAGGGTGAATTGGTTGTTTGTCGAATAGGACTCTAATACTGTATTGATGACCTCAGACTCTTTATCCAGTGCAAGATCATAATCAGTCGGATAGGCATCCAATGGCCTAAATCGATAGGCAAATATGACTCTATATTGGGTATTGAGGTAAACCCCCACTGTGCGCCGCTGGCGATCTTCACTTGCCGCCGAGCTGGGGACTCCAACAGTAAACCCCAAATGGGCGATCGTATCCTGAGTCCGTCCAAAATAATCGGGAGTCTGTTTTGATTCCTGAAATCCTGTAATCCCGGCGATCTTTGCCGCAATGCCCGATCGTATACTGGCGACGGATTGACCCATTAGACACGACCCCCCCGCCAATTACCGGACCGATTCAGAAAAATCACCGGTTGACGGGCGACTCGATCGTTGGCATCGCTAGAAAAACCGTCATGGTTTTGGTCATATAACCAATTGATTGACCCCCATGCATATTGATATTGGGATAAATGCTCATTTGCTAGGTCTAAATATCGCCCACTTGATTGACCCAGTGAAGAATGAAAGTCCCTAAATATATAATACAAGGATAGATTCAGATGGGCTGATCGTAGACTCTCAGAAGTCATTACCAAGTATTCTAAACCCCCGCCCTCGGTTCTAATCCTCTGGATCAGAGTGTACCAAGCTTCATCAATATAATCTTGGTAGCTGCTGATTGATGACGGTTTTAATGATGATAGCTGTTTATAGGTTGAGAATAGATCAATATCAGATACAACCGGATAGAGTCGGCGCCTAACTAGGGCGGTCATACGTCTAAATATATAATCAGTTGTACCAATTGTTATATCCCATTGTTGGAGATAGCCCTCTCCAAGAGTCATGGTTGTCGGTAAATTACCATCACCATGGGTGTATTTGGGTATATTCCCGGCAAATGTGCCGGTTTGATCATCAGTATGTTTTGTCTCATCTGGATTGAAGAGGGTATATTTTACGGCGGCTATGATGGCAAGTCCACCATCTCTATAAATTGGTAATTCTGTAACCTGAGTCTGACCCCGCTCCAACAATTCGATCGTTTTGATCTGTGGTGCATAGGGGATGGAACTAATCGACATGCTGATCCTCTATTGGTTTGATCTTAGTTACTAGACTCTCATAGTATTGAAGAGCGTTATTTTTTACGGCCGACATGGCGATCTTCATATCCTCGATCCGTTTATACTCAGCATCTAGTTTTTTCCTGATCTCGGGTAAATGTTGAGACGGGATCAACCGTTCCGCGACTCCGTTTTGGGCCATTATAATCAGCTCAAGAAAGTGGGGATCCGGTGTATTAATAACTCCATCGGCTATTAATTTGATCCTCCAATTGTCCCATGCGACTCGATCGAATTCTGATATTACTCGACCCGCTAAAACCCGAAATGATTCGAATTTTGGGGCATGTCGTTTACCGCCGTATTTTGCCGGGTATACTCTGAGATAATCAAATTTACCCGGATCTAATATTATAAATCCTTGACTCTGGAGTTTCCCAAGGCGACTGCTGGGATCCCCTAATTCACCCCTGATCTGGCTGACTCCATTGACTCCGGGCACTACCCGCTCCATGTGTACGCCCGGAAAGAAAACAGGTTTTGACTCTGTTTTTTTCCCTTTCTTGACCTCAACATATCCAAATTCCCAATTTGCTGGCCAATGTTTATAGTAAAACGGATGATCCGGATCAACGGGGAGTCGGTTATTTGTTGGAGCTACCATGCTCCATGGCTGTGCCATTGTATTGTAATTACTCATAATATATAGTGCCTCTATAAAGCCTCTTTGGAAAAAATGAGAGTCGAGTCAAGAGGCAACCGACTCGACTCTCAATAAAATATGTTATTTTTCAGACTGAAACATGACTCCACGGTCCTGATCAATTATCGATATACCAAGATAAGCATGCCCTGTAACAGTTGAGACAGCTTTACTTGCATCCCTAGAGAATTCGATCGCCACTTGATCCATTTCCATAACCTGAGCGGCTCCAACGATTGAAGGGGCTCCAGTGGCGAATCCAAGAGCGCCGGGGCCCCAAATACCTTGATCGTTGTTTGTTCCGTCATTGGTTACATAGCTAGATACATAAATATCAACGCCCAAGAAAGATCCTTTATATTCATCGCCCCTTAATTTTATTGTCTCATACGTCGCCGGGGTAAATCCAACGATCCCATCTTCCTGCCGGGCTGAATCTTGTAATTCATTAAATCCTTTTGGATGTAATACACAAACATAAGGACCCGGAACAGATTTACCCGACTTATTTTGTAGTTTTTGGACAGCAGAATAAAAAGTATCGATCGTTATCTTGGCACCAGAAACTCCGGATACATCAGTGAACCCGGCAAATGCAGAGGCGGTTAGACTTGCAAACATGCCATCATAACTACGTGCAATTGATTCAGCGATTCGGAATGGATCAAGATCTCCTGATCCTGTACCGGTCATGGAGGCAAGATCCGAAATTGAGTATTGAAGAGCGCGCCTTTTTACTGTTACATCCCATGCAGCGTCTACTAGGGCGGTGTCACTTACAGCGTCGGCCTCTGTGGCCCCGGTGAATGCGGTCCAAGATCCACCGGCATAACCATCTAAACCAGCTTGACGGACTCGAATTGTATCCGATCCTTTTCCGTTGATTGATCCAACAAAATCCATGAAATCTGTGTTTCTAAGAGAAGTAGAGTCCGCTAGAAATAATCGAATCTCTTGGCTAACCATGTTGGCCATACGAAGATCAGTTAACAGCGAATTGTTTGTAATAGGCATGTCTATCCTTAATAAATTTTAGGTTTGATTATGATTTATTGGGATCTCTGCTGTTACGGGTGCGACCCTGCCCAAAGAATTCGATATTATGATTCAGTGATCATTAGATTAATGATAACACAAAATTGATGACTATAAAAGAAAAAGGCGATCCAATTGCGCAATTGGATCGCCATGGGTGGAGGTAAATTCACCCATTTGTTGAGGGGTTTTTAATATGTTTCATCTGTAAAAGTTATACTTGCCTCATCACCGCCCGCCGTCCACGATTGAGCGATCCCGTACAAATACCAATATGTTCCATCACAATATAATTCTATAAATGTTCCGGCGATTATTTCCGCCAATGTAACCGTGTTGTAATCATCCGGACTCGCTCCGCCGGGGAACGTGGCGGCTGTGGATCCGGCGTATGATACCGGGGAATTATCCCAACCCGTCGCGGCGTCGCCGCCATACGATATTCTGGATATCAATCCGAAAATGTTATTTGACGATAATTTTGTTTGGATCGATAACGAATACGTTTGATTATTCATCAAATTAAATATTTTTATTGCATATCCGGACTCTAACGTTGGCAATGTAATCTTTTTGTTGGCCCCCAATTCTTTGATAATCAAAGTTTTCCCATTGTCGGCACTAGCTAAAACTTTATCAGCAGTTATAATTTCACTTTTACATCGATT